ATAACGTTAGCATCACGTTCGACTTGGAAAATCAAACCTTTGAAACGCTCAACTGACCAACGACCGTTAGAGTCTGTATCTAAGTCAAAATAACCAGGAGTAACTGTACCGTATTGTGCACCTTTTACAGCAGACAAATAAATTGTACGAATAACTTCACGGTTAATTTCAGCTAAAATTTCTGTAGACAGAATATTTGACAATTCTGTTTCTGCATCAAGACCGTGAATTGCTTTTAAGTCTTGTGCGAGTTCTAAAGAGTACTCAGCTTTCAATGCTCTAGATTGTGCTGTAACAGTAACTTTCTCAATAGAGAATGCCATTTGTTGGAATGCATTACCTACATCTGATCCTAATGCTTCAGCAATAGCTGTAGTCATACCGATACCAGTTGTGAAGTTATTAGAACCAGCAACGTTAGCGCCAGACCAATAGTTCGTAGAAGTATCAGAACCTGTGTTACCAGAGAATCCGTACTCGTTGTAAGGACCGAACGCAGAGTTGTTACCAGAGAACTGTGTATTAGCTTCGTTATAGAAGGCTTCTGCACCGCTCTGTGATGGACCTGTTGCGCCTGGAGCATAACGGGCACGCATTGCAAAAATCAAACCTGTTGGACCTGTCATTGGTTGAACACCAGCAACATCGTATGCAATCAAGTTTGGTAATGAACGGCGAACCAAACTGATTAAGATTGGGTCAAAGTTCTGTACACCACCAGTAACGTTTGTTGGTCCGTAGTCTGAAGTTTCATTCAAAGACTGACGATCCTTTTGCATTGCTTGGTGTTGATTCTCAAGAATAACAGAAGTAACTGCTTTCTTGTATGGATCTTTAATTGACTCTAACTCTGGATGCTCCAGAATTGGTTGCCATTTCCTTTGTAGTTCTTCGGATAGATACATTAGTTGTTCTCCTTATTAGTATCTTGTATTGGTAGTTTATTTATTATTTTACCAAAGTTTGTGAAATAGTTCTTGCATATTGATTAATTGATGCGTCTTCAGAAACAACATGTTTCTTCTCTTCTTCAATCTCAATACCTTCGTTCAGCATTGAACTTTCTGCGACTCTTACATCGGATCTGAAATATGATTCTTTCAGTACGTCTAGTTTTGCAGTAAATTCATCTTCAGTAGTAAATTCAACATTCTCTGCGAGTGTTTTTAATTTTTCTACTTGAGTCTGAGTTAGGCCTTCACAAGCTGTGTGGATAGCCTCAATTTTAACTTGTTCTGACAATGCTCTTTTTAGAGCAACTGCGTTTTTGACTTCTTCATCTAAGGCTTGTTCTAGTTCTTCAACTCTTGTTGTTAACTCTTCAACAACTTGAACTTGCTCTTCTGGAATGTCAATATTGTGTTCTAGGAATACATCACGTAAGCTAGAGATAAAGTCTTCTGCAATTTCTGCACGTAGACCAGATACAATTGCCAATTCGTTTTGAATCATGTATTGTTCTGCAAAATAGTCAATATACTGATCTAATTTATCTGCAAGTTCTTCTTTAACTTGTTCGATACCAGCTTCGTATTGTTCTACTAATTCAGATTCTACTTGTTCAATAATTTGTTCGATGCGTGATGTTACAGCGGCTTCAAAAATTGTTGTAGCTTTTAACTTAAATTCTTCAGATAATGATTCGCCTTCTAATAAAGCATTTACATCATCAGAGAAATCAATGGCTTCACCAACTGCTGTGTGTGAACCGTCATAATGTTGAAATGTAGCACCTTTATTCATTGGGAAAGTATTTTTACCCAATTTTGTACCTACACGGTCACGAATTTTTTCGTATTGGTCACCGTTCATCTGTGTTGGGTGCATTACATCTTTGCGACCCATAGTTTGTTGTGGTTCGTTTTTGTATGTACTATAACCAACTGTGCCCAAGTGTTGGTCATTTTTTTCTGAACCTACAGGTGGTGTTGCACCAGGTGGTGTTGCTGTTGGTGTACCTTTTAGATAATCAGGTAATTCACCGTCATCATCTTTAGTTGGGCTTTGACCAATGATACCAGCATCATGCGTTCCATATGCTGTTGTAGATTGAAGTCTATCTTGACCAACTTGACCTCTTGGGTGTTTGTCTGATCCTCTTTGACCCATCTTTTGTTTTACATTGCCATCTAAAGTCTCTTTAGAGCCTTCGTTAAGAACTGCTTTAGCGGCTTCTGACAGATTGAATGTTCCCATTTTGTAAATCTCCTATGATTCGTATTGGTATATTTATATTTTATAATTTTTTGATGAAGTTTTCAAAGATTTTTAAGCCTACTGCTTCAATCTCTCTAGGTGTAGCTTGACGAATCATCTTCTTAGATTCCTCTAATTGACGTTCTGTCCATACACCGTCTACTAACATCCACTCTTTGCCTTCCATTATACCTTGCACGAAAGCACCAGGTGCTGATGGATCAGCTACAATATCTGCCGCTGTGGCTAGATAAAAATCGTCTTGAACAATGTTGACTCCATTAACATTTTTCAATGAACCCATACCACGAGATGAAACTCCTAATTGACCGCCACCTTCAATAAGGTTTCTGGCAATTTGTCCCATTGGGGTATCAAGTATTTTTGCTCTTCCAATAAACTGATGACCGTCTTCTTTGAGTGAAGTAATGATATGTGATACACGGTCTAAGTTAATTGAAGGTGTGTCTGGATGACCTAATTCACCGTATGCACGATTCTTATTAATGTACTCTTCAGAATAACGCTTAACTTCTTTAAGCATTGTTCCGTGTTCATACAGACGTTTGTTTTTGTTTTCTCTTTCTGTTACAAGAAAAGGACCTTCGATGAATAGAGTTTTCTTTCCATCTTTTTCTTCGGTAATATAATTTACCGATTCTGTAATTTCTTTGATTAATTTCATGGGGTTGTCCTGTAATTTCCGTAGTTAAATGCGGCTGGTTCGTTAAACTGACCACGTTGATAATACTGATTGTTCTTTCTTAGTTGTAAAATCAATGTGTATGCAGAGTTTGCAGTTGCACCTTGCGTTGCAACACCGATATCACCATTACCTACATTTATTGGTATAATATATCCGTTTGCTGTTGCACCAGAATTATTTAGCACAGATGGTAATTGTTCTCCCATACCCATCTCACCTTGACCGTTTAGGTGAACTATAGTAGAAGAGTTTGCATATTGTGTAGAGTATGATGTTCCGTTACCAGACCAAAATAATTCAACGCTACCAACAATATTTGTTGGGAAATTTACAAAATATTTAAGACCTGTTAACTGTAAATCATAATAAGGTAATGTTGTGTTAGCAAATTGATTAGATGAATTTGCAACTAACATTCCGTTTGTTGCTAAAGCACCATACAATGAATTTGCTTGAATTCTAGATGTATTTGCTTCTTGTGCAGAACCATCAAATGTACCTGTAACTTTAATTACAGAGTCTGTTGTAGTGTCTCTTAAGACTTGATAAGTAAATTTATTAGCCATGATTAAGGTGTAGTTTTATAGGCACCGTAATTGAATGATGCAGGATCATCAAGGTGACCACGTTGATAGTAAATATTATCTTTACGCAATTCTAAAATAATTGTATAACCATCGTTGGCTGCCATACCATGAGTTACAATACCAAGATCACCAACGCAACCTGAAGTACCATATGCATTATTTGGTATAGTTATCCAATTTCCCATACCATCATATTCACTACCACCTGTCATGTACATAAGAATTTGTGGTGTTGCGGCATTCCAAAACAACTCTACGTTTCCGGTGCCACTCACATCGTACCAACAACGATTCAAAAGCAACCCATAAAAGGGCAAAGCTGAACCACCGCTAGACAAAGCATTACCTGCAGTATTTAAAGCACCATACAATGTATTTGCTTGAATTCTTACTGCATTTGATTCTTGACCACTTGTACCATCAAAGATACCTGTCAATTTAATTACTGTATGATTTACTTGGTCTTTAATTACTTGATATGAAAATGCATTAGCCATATGTTACCTTATTTTATATGCGTGAAAGCAAAGCCAACTACTTTCTTAAATTGTTCTTTACTCTCATCAACCATTCTATAAATCTTTAAACGATTTGTTGCATCTAAAGATTCGTGAAGTCTCAATACTTTTTTTGCTGTTGCTGTATTGACCATCATTGTTTTACCATCTTCAAAAATAATTGCATTAGCTCTATTACTTTCTACTATATCTTGAAGACATTCTAAATTGTTACCTTTTTCATATTCTTCTGAGTGAACATCTGAATATGGTATTGTTACATATTTATTAATCTTATTGGCATAGTACAAAGCAACTTTTTCACCGTTAGGTAGTTTGCGAATAGATTTTCTTTGTAGAGTCAAAAGAGAAGGTAAATCAGTCTTTGTTGCAGAAACTTCTTTACCTTGTGGGGCTTCCAAAAGAGAGTCTTCCGAGAACGTTTCCGCCTCGGAATTTTTACTAACAATAAACTCTCTTACTGATTTCATTAGATTTCGAAACTGTGTGATGGTTGAACAACTGCTTTAACGTAACCTTGTGGGCAGTGATGTGTGCATGTGTGACCACGTTCAGCCAAATCGTAAGCCGCTTTTTCAGCTTCGTGGTGAGATTCAAATGCATGGCTATGTACACCATCATGTTCTAAACCAATAGTTTTATGAATACCATTTACCTTTGCCATTTTTGGGCGAACTGAATTAATTATGTGATAGCCTGTACCCTTGCGATCTTTATCCATTCTCCATGGGTGCTCTTCTTTACTAGCTTCATTAATAGAATTTGTTGGCACAAAAACTTCAACACCTTCTGGTATGTTTACATACTCTTCGGCTTGTGGTTTGATAACTGAATTTTTAGGATTTGATGATGTTAATTTACCTAAAGTGCCTTGAGCTTTTCTAATACCAGCAACGTGATTGGCTAAAGATGCTTTTTTCTCTCCTGCATCTCTAAGGTTACCACCTGAAAATTCTCTAGCATTATCAAGACTATATGCTTTGTTTTTAGCGGCAATAGAACCTTGAAGTCTATGATACAGAGCATTTCTATCAATCTCATCTAATTCTTCAACTTCTTCTTTATTCAATGTT